ATGGAAACTTATGATATATATTTTAAAGAAGGTAATGATTTTGCTAATAAAGGATTTTCATTGAAAGATAAGGCTAAGGCCATTAGAATGGCGGAAGATATGTTGGCTGAACGCAAAGGATATGTGAAGGATTTTGTTGGAGGAACTATTTCCGTAATGTGTAAAGAAACGAAAGAGGAAGTTTGGTCCAAGCCGATAGAGGAGGTTTAATGCAATTTTTACATCTTTTTTTGCCCTGCCAATCATAGAGTTGTGAAATACAGTGCTGTAATTGAAATGGTACGTAGCCGTTAATAGCAGCAACCCTTGGTTGTATTTGTGGTGGATTTGTTATTGGCGGACATGAATATTTCTTTCTCTTCTAGGATATTCGGTATATTTCTCCTTTCATGCTTTTGCCGGACTGATATAGATAATGCCGGGTAGCACTTGATAGGACGATGATTGTTCTTTTACTAAGATGCTTCAGTATGACTTTTTTCCGATCCTATCCATTCTTGACATATAGTTGTTATTCATAGCTAAATACACCGTATTCCCAATGAAGCTTTCTGTGGGGATCCCTTTGGTGTTCGTGTAACTATTGTGACTGTTATTATGCCGATGGGGTATAGTATTGATACAACAATGATTTTTCATAATAACTTTTAACTTATGATTTAGATAGCTCCGACTTGTCACAAATTGGGGTTATCCGCTTGTTATGCTATTAAACTTGGTCAGCTATTGGTTAACAATTTCACGCAACAGTAACTCTTTGGAGTAAAAGTGGCAAATAAATTTTTTGTTCACATGAAAAAAAACTTTCCCAAAAGCTTTGTATTATTGATTTTCTATGTATCTTTGCATCGTTATTATTTCTCGGGGTATTAGCTCATCTGGCTAGAGCGTTAGACTGGCAGTCTAAAGGTGGCGAGTTCGAGTCTCGCATGCTCCACATTACAAGCCTCTCTGTTTCAGAGGGGTTTGTGTTTTCTTAAGCTTCTCCAGCTTTCGTTTTTGGATAAAAAAAAGACAGTTTGTGCCACTTTTGGCAAAAAGAACTTGTCTAAAACGAATCCAGAACAATTATGACAACTCTTAAAGCCGCCGTTGTTCCGGCCAAGGTGCTGAAAAACGGCAAACACAGAATTCGTATCGCAATTGGTCATAAACAGGAAACAAGATACATCGTTACCCGATTTGAAATAGATAATACTGCTAATTTTAAAGGAGGGCAGGTGGTAGGTGTTCCTGATGCCGCACATGTCAATGCTAAATTACGTGGAATACTTAATTCATATCAGGATGCCTTGGATAAGATAAACACATCATCCTATACTTGTACCCAACTTGTCGAATACTTGTCCTCGGTAAAGCAGGGAGCCATCTCTTATAGTGTCGCTTCGGCTGACTATATGCAGAATTTGATTAAAGAGGGGAGAAGGACCACTGCCTCCTTATATCAAAGGGCGAGTGATTACTTCATTGAGTTTGTCAAATATGATATAATGCTTGATGGAATTACTCCCCGGACCATAAAGGACTTTGATATTTATCTAAAGAATGTCCGAAGGCTGGCTCCTGTTACTTGTGGTATGCACATGGCACATTTGAAGGCAATAATCAATCAAGCAATAAGGGATAAGAAGGTATCATATGACACGCATCCTTTTGAATATTATGAAAGACCAGCAGGAATGCCCAAAGAGCGTGATATCTCGGTAGCTGACGTAAAGAAGATAAGGGATGCGGAGATAAAAGAGAAGTCTCAGCGTGTTGCCAGGGATGTGTTCATGCTTTCGTATTATCTAGGAGGTATCAATCTGATGGACTTGATGCAATACAATTTCAAAGATGCGAAAATTATGGAATATGTACGTGAAAAATCCAAAAACACAAAGAAAGGTGATATGAAGATTAGCTTCACTATTCCTGAGGAAGCAAAACCGATTATCAAAAGATGGATGGGACGTAATGGAAAGCTTGATTTTGGTTATAAATATTCTTATCCTAATTTTCGTAACTATGTAACAAAAGAAATTATAAGGTTAGGGGAGAGGCTGGAGGTAGAATCGCATGTCGTATATTATTCAGCCCGGAAATCCTTTGTCCAACATGGTTTTGAACTGGGTATACCATTGGAAACGTTGGAGTATTGTATAGGCCAAAGCATGAAATCCAATAGACCGATCTTTAATTATGTCAGAATTATGAGAAAACATGCTGATGAAGCCATAAGAAAGATTTTAGATAATCTAAAGTGAGGATTCAAGAACTAGAGCGATTGCTTCGGCAGTCGCTTCCTCTTTTTCTTTGTCTATCTCTGAGTTTAGCCGTTCTATCAAGTCCATATTTCTTGTGACAATCGTTTTTGTGCCCTCAGAGGAAGAAATTGTAAGTTCATAGTGTCCATAGCCTATAAACTTTTTAGATAGTTGATGAGCAGTTGGGGCTAATTTTGACATATGCAATTGCGTTAGTCTGCGAAAAAAGAAAACGGTTCCGCTTTCCCGTTGCGTTACATATCTTTAATGTCGGGATACAGTGTAGCCATTAAGCATACAACACGGGGGTCGGAACCGTATATGAAGAAGCTACGGGCATGTATGTTGTCCGTAGCTTAACGGTCGGAATCTCGACACTAAACAAAATATGTAACGCAATGCAAAGATGGGTATTTTATATGACTTTACAAAAAACAAAATAGGAAAATTCAAGTAAAGCATAGGGGTGAGGATTATAAAAGGGTAGGGAAGGCAGCTTATTAGGTTGCCTTCTTTAATCTATAATACTATTTTAATAGAGATATTATCTCATTAGGAGTACAAATTATATGGTCTGCATCTGATCCTAACAATGACTCTTCATTAGCACTTCCCCATAAACAAGCAACACTTTCAATTCCTGCTTTATTTGAGGCTATTACATCACTAACCTCATCCCCAAAAGAAATAACATCTTCCGCACTTAACCCTAATCGAGTCAATGCTAAATTCATTCCTTCCGAGTTTGGCTTTTGCAATTTAACATCATGATAAGCAACAACTGTATCAAAAGGTATATTGAAGTGATTTAACACTTTCTTTACATAACCAGAAGGAGCTTTACTCACAATTCCAACTTTTAAATTATTATCTCTTATAAATTCAAATACTTTATCATAAGCTTCATATAATATAAATTTTGGAATCAGTGAATAAACTATACTCCAATTGTGGGCACTTCTATACGGCTTAGCAACATTTGAGTCTACTAAAGTTTGATCAAGATCAAAAATTATACCTTTCTTCATAAATATACATATTAGAATAATAGTTGTGATTCATAATCATGTTTATACTGGAGCTGTTTTCCTGACTGTAAGAATTCGTACAATATATTCGCTTCACGTAATTGAAGAGCTCCTTTTCTGATTAAATAACTATTTCCACAAACATTTTCCATTTCATTCACACGTTGATCTTTATAAAAGACTGCTGCTAAAATTTTATTATTATCAATGGTCGTTTGGACAGCGTGCATTGTGCCACCCTTTATCCCAGTTTGAATTACAATTGTAGCAATAGCTAACCCCGCTTGTAATCTATCTCTTTCTACGAAATTCGTTTTAAAAGCAGGAGAGTCATAAAAATACTCGGATAGTAGCACTCCCCCTTTTTCTACTATTTCTATAGCAATGTTTTTATGTACCTTTGGAGAAATAGTATGAAGACCATGGGCTAATATAGCTGTAGTTGTTCCATTTTTTACAGATAAAGCTGCTTTATGAGCAATAGTATCACATCCTAATGCTAAGCCACTAACAATATTAAATCCTTTCTCTGCAAAATATTCTCCATAATATTGCCCTGCTTCTTCACCTTCTATTGTAGGGTGTCTTGTTCCAATTATTGCAATTGATTTCTTATTATTAATACTATTAATATCACCTTTATAATTAAGTATTATTGGAGCCACATCTTTAAATCTATTATTACTATATGATTTCAGCACTTTAAGTTGTATCGGAAACAAATTATCATATTGAGAAATAATATGTACACCATTATTTAAAGATTTATCTAAAACTCTTTGAGCTTCATCAATAGCTTTCTGACAAAGTTCTAGGGTAAATTCTTTGTTTAATCTTATATAATGAGTTTTTATACATTCCCGTATATATGATGTAATGTCATTATCAGAAAACAAGTTACGTTCTATCATAGCTTTAGCTACTAACTCCACATTCTTAGGACCAAAACCTGGCAAATGTTTCAGCTTAATAATTAATTCCGTTTCTTTAGATACACTCATAACAATTATAAATTTTCGTTAGCATGTTCATCATGACTTGTTCTTGCAATACAAAATAAATAAAAAATTATTTTGGGCCACACCTTCTTTAATGTTTTTATTATTTCTGCAACAGTTGTACATATTGTTATATCATTAACTATTAAGATTTTTTTTGTTTAAGTTATAAGTACGATTATTTATTTTAATACATCATTTACTTCAGCCTATCTTTCTGCTAATGATAAGAAATGCATAGGTTTAGTTTCCCTCTTCTTATGAAGCAATTGTGGTAAATATTTTACTCCAGTTTCATCAGCAATTGCTTTGGCTAAACTTCTTATAGGCGCATTTTTTCGAGGTATAGTTTCTTCATGTCCCATCATTCTTATAACATAATCAAATTGTAATCCCTCAATATGTAAGGCCTTAACACATTCATTTATTATATCCTGACTTACTTCTTTTTTACATACAGATACCTTTTTGCTCCAATCTGTCAGGGATTGATTTCTAGGTATATAATATACAATATGATATGCATCTTTCAATCCCGCTTTTATATATTGCCAATCATCAGATAAATATTTTAATTTCATACACTACTCTCTTGTTGTTTTTGCTAAAAAAATACCTATGACACTCTTAGCGCCTGTTTCTAAAAGTTTAGCAGCCACTTGTTTAAAGGAGCCCCCAGATGTTATAACATCATCAAACAGTAATACATTTTTACCTTTATATTGTTCGGAATTCAGTATTAAATATGGTATCACATTTTTATTACTGGTACCTTTTGTTTCTTCATGCTCAATTGCAGAAAGGTAATTAAAACCGTTTTCAATATTTAAAGCTTTAGCTACTATTTTACAAAAATACTCAAAACGCTTATTTGTCTTTTCCGGTTTTGAAGCAGGTATTATCATTAAACAGGTGTTTTCAAGATTAACGCCCTCTTTTTTAATACTTTCCACTATTATGTTAGCAGCATATTCAATAATAGCTTTATGTCCATCTTTAAAATCATATATAAAATTACGAACAGTCTTTATATTAATATCTACATCATTTCCTATACCAGACAAAGGGTAATAATCATGAATTACATAGTACTTACATTCTTTAAAAGCCATGCTTCTTTCTTTTTTCATTCGAACTAAATATGAATCACGATGACGGAATTCTTTAATTTTCTTATCATATTTAAGAGTATACATAGCACTTTTTCTGTTTTAAAGGTTAATACTTTGTAAAAGTAGCAATAAATAAATTAATATTGTCATAATAATTAAATGTTAGATAACATAAAAAGTCCCGACCGCTACCAGTCAAGGCTCAAATTTATCAATGATGATTTTTATTACAAACTTGCCGCTAATGAGAAAGGTTGTGGAATTAAGGATGAAAAGCCCCGACTTTCGCAAGCCGGAGCATCTAAATTTAAAGTTTTTCTATTTGCTCCGCTTGATTATAAATACTACAACCAGCAAAACAGCTATTCCAACACACATCCAACCTATTTGTTCCGGTAATGTGGATTCCTTATTGTCTTTTATTTCTTCTGACCGGCTTTTCTCATGGTTCTGAGAAGACAACTCCTTGTCAGCATCCACTTTCATACTATCCTGTATTTCTACATTTGTTTCCTCCTTCTTCCTGAGGTCACCTTTTATCTGCCCGTCAGCAAGTAACGGACGTTTACCTGTCAGACTGTCAACCGGCTTCCGGGTATCATAAACACGGAAATCAATCACATAACTGCCTTCAGTAGCAATGAGGGTTGATAAAGAGGTATGAGAACCTTCCACCACATGAACAGATTCAGATATGCTGTCAGTACTGACAACTTTCCTTTCTTTCATTACAGCCTTATGCGAGCTGCCACATGATCCGAACAACAGGAACAAACACATGAAAGGAGCCAGCAATATATGCCGGCTTACCCAGTTCATAACTCTAACCAACATAGTCTACAACTTAAGAACTTGCATCCTGTTATCCCCGTCAGCCCGATAACTGACGTGCACCCAAGCGAAGTTAGACTCGTCAATCAATTGATCATAGGGCAGGTTCTTGCGGATATATTCAAATAACAGCTTGTTTTGCTGTCTGTCTCCAGTGTCAATATCAGCAGCTTCCCCCTTCATGTGCTGCGAGGTCTTACTTCCCTTGACGGCCGCATTAAGTTCCGGACAGCGATAACCACTGTTTACTGTTATAGGCTTTCCCCACCATGTGCGTAACGGGTCCAGTACGTTGTCCACCAAGGCAGTCAGAGCAGTCACATGCTCCTGTCTGCATCTGTTATTTATTCCCAAGCGGTCGGCCGTGTTACTACGGCATAATTCCGCAATCGTAAAAAACTTCATTTCTTTTCCTCCTTATCTTTAATTAATGTAGCCCTGCGTGGTGGAATACGACGGCCGCATTCGCTGTCGGGCCTGTCACAACGGTTATGTTCGGCATCTTTCAATTGCAGTTCCAGCTCGTGGCACTTATGAATCCATGCCAGCTTATCAGACTGTTCATTACGAAGCTCAACGTATAACGCATCAATCTTGGCGTCACGCTGGGCGATACGTTCTTCCAGCCAGTCAACCTGCTTGCGCTCGTTCTCATCCTCCATTGAATCGGCGGACGCATCCTCTTTCCGTGCGTTCGTCTTGCGGTTCACCCAGAACGTGACACCCCAACGGACAGCCTCCAATCCTCCGAAAGCCCCGATTATAGCCAACCAGTCGTTTAATTCCATTCTGTCTATTGTTTATCTGATTATAATACTACTTCAAAGATATGTCTATTTACTTACGTCATTGTTGCAGAATTACTTAAATCCATTGCCACGATATGACAATAAAAAAGAGCCTGATGACAATATTTATTGCCATCAAGCTCCTGGTTACACTGCAAAGATAGTGAAAACTATTCCATATTCAATTCATATTGAAAAAAATAATCAGGAGCAATATTTCGATTATCCGAAGAAATTAAAGAGTCACAATATTAATAGAAAACAAATAGGATTCATGAAATCTACCGGTTGTCTATAAAATCAGATGTTCTCAAGCCTTTATCGGGAAACATCTTTACTTTTTTCCTTTTCCTTTGAACATTTTTCAAGTCACGCACAATGGTGCTGGAAAGTACCTCCGAATAAATCTGTGTGGTCTTTACGGAAGTATGTCCGAGCAGTTTCTGCACAGTGGTAATAGCCACTCCCTGATGAATCAGCAGGGTGGCACAGGTATGACGGCTCACATGGTAGGTTATCCGCTTTTTGATACCACATAACCCGGCCAGCTTTCGAAGCTGCTTATTCACTTCCGAGTTACAAGGCAAAGCGGCAAAACTTCCGATATCCGGATAGCGGTCAAGAATGCCCAATGCCCTGCTTTCAAACAGCAGATGTAACGGCAGACGGATTTCCACCCCTGTCTTGACGGATTTGAAGTACAGCCACCGCTTGCCGTTTATCCTAATGAAATTCTCAGGTGTGAGCTGGCAGAAGTCAGAATAGCGCAATCCGGTATAACAGCAGAACAGGAAGGCATCGAGCACATGGCGCATGGATTCCTCTTCCACCTCGACCGTTTCCAGCTTCTTCAGCTCGTCCGGGGTAAGAAACTCATGTCTGCCTTTCTCCTGTTTGATTTTGTACTTTCTGAACGGATAAGCATCCGCGTGCATATATCCCTGGTTGATTGCCTCATTGACCAAGGTACGGAGCTGTCTCATGTGCTTGGCTATCGTATTGACCGCATTGCCCTTTTCTCTCAAGTATTGCTCAAAATCACGAAGGAATGTATAGGTAAGATCCTTGAAGTCCAATCCGGAACGGAAATCATGCAGGACCGCCAGTGTCGAGTGCAGGTTGTCCTTGGTGGACTGCTTCTTGTCCGAATTGTCAATGGCTGATTTGGCGAAAGTGGAGAAGCTGATATTCAC